AAGATGGGCTGGTTGAAGATTCTATTGTTCGTTGTTTGGCCTGCGGTTTTACTGTTGTAGATGAATCACATATTTGTATGAATTGTTTGCCCGTTCCGGCGGGTGATGCGGTGACTGTATACGATTACATTGCGAATGACGATGGCCGCAAGCTGGAGTACGGTTTTATTTTGATGAATTATGAAGAAACATAGTTTGTGAAGAAACGTAGTTTGTGAAGAAACGCAGTTTGTGAAGAAATCCGACAAAGACCGACTATATAAAACAATTCTTACCTCAGAGTATAAACTGCTCACATTTGGCCGATTGTTTGCACCGAAAGATTTCCTGGCCTCAGAAAGCCCACCCGTACATTACAAGGTTGCAAAAGCCCTTCGCAGCCCGGCCATTAAGCGGCAATGCAACATACTTCCAAGGGGTTGGGGGAAAAGTGTAATAGACTCAAAATGTGACACTTTATACGAGATTTGTTTTGCGTCTAAAGACAATCCCCCCTTTATTGCCCTTATTAGCGAATCTCAAGAACAGGCTGTTGATGATTTAAAGTGGATTAAACATCATTTAGAATATAACGATTTATTGCGTTATTATTTTGGTGATTTGATGGGCAAGGTGTGGCGTAATAATGAAATCATTTGTTCTAATGGTGCTCGTGTAATTGCCCGTGGGACGTTACAGCGCATTCGTGGGCGTACGGAGCTGGAGACTCGTTTTACTACAATCAAGCTGTCTGATTTTGAATCAGAGCTAAATACAAAGACTCCCGAGGCGCGCCTGGCAATTAAAGATTGGGTCATCAGCGCTGTTTATCCAGCCTTGAATCCGGATGGTCGTATTAACCTGGATGGAACTATTGTTCATTATGATTCATTTTTGCAGGGCGTGTTGGATATGTATCGCAAAGACAAGGATTGTGGTTGGAATGTTATTTTTGAACAAGCGCTTGTAGATGGTAAGAGCACATGGCCCAGTCATTTTTCAACTAAATGGTTAGAAGATCGCAAGAAGTTTTATATCAATCTGGGGCGCCCCCATAAGTTTGCCCAAGAGTTCCAAAATGAAGCTATTGATGTCACCACTTTAAAGTTCAATATCAAAAAACTGAATTATTACGAAGGCAAATATGTTGAACGCAATGGTTTTGGATACATTGCGGTCAAATCTGTGCGATACTGCAATGGAGAGATGGATAATTCTGGTATTGTTATTCCGGTTTATACATATCTGGGGGTGGACTTGGCTTATGAGTCGGGCGAACACCATGATTACCAAGTAATATTTCCAATTGGTGTAGACAGCGTAAAGAATGTTTGGGTGTGTGATTATTATCGTGAGCACTCCCCGCTTTACCAAATGCCCGAAAAAATCTTGGAGATGGCCTATCGATTTTTACCGGTCAAGAAAGTGAATATTGAAAAGGTTGGTGCTCAGACCGTCATTCGTGATGCTGTGATTCAAATGAGCAAACAAGATAGGCGCATGATGCCTGGGGTAATTAAAGGAGTTCCATTGCCTGCAAGAATAAAAAAAGAAGATCGCATTGAATCGTTACTATGCCCTATAGTAAATTCTGGAAAAGTATTTATTAAACGTAATCACGGAGAATTGATCGAAGAAATGATGACTTTCCCCAAAGCTCGCAATGATGACCTATTAGATGGGTTTTGGCAGGCCTTTTATGGGGCCAAGCCCCCCAGGTCGGAGAAATTTTCATTATCGGAATTTGACGATCGGGTCGAGCAAGGGGTGGCAAGGCGATCCGTCAAAAAGAAAATCAATTGGATAACAGGACTTCCGTATTGACTTTGATGTAGTCCGTATTGACTTTGATGTAGATTTATTCGTAAATTATAAAAGTAAAGTATAAATATGCCTTCTAAATTACCCACTGATCCATCCGCCGAGCGCAATCTTACAACTTTCCGTGCATGGCAGAATGCCCGTAGTGATTGGGATACAGATGCCAGGGCGGATTTGGACTTCTTTTTAGGTAATCAGTACACCGAGACCGAGTCAGACGATTTACAATCTATGGGGCAGGGTGATTTTATCATTGATAGAATTTATCCTGCTATTGAAAAGTTAAAGAGTATGATTACCTCTCGCCCCCCTCGGTTCAATGCCATTGGACGTGAGGACTCCGACAACCGCCTTGCCAATGTTTGGAGGACGATCCTGGAGTATGTTTGGGATATATCCGATGGTGATTTGCATTTTAAACAAGCCGTACATGACTTTGCGGTGGTTGGCAAGGGTTATTTTTACGTATATCTCGATAGAGAGGCCGATTGGGGGCGGGGGGAAGTTAAATTTAGGTCGGTTGATCCATTCAGGGTATATGTAGACCCCGATTCACGAGATCGCTTTGAAGAGGATGCGGCGGGGAAGGTTCTAAGCACTATTCTGGCGAAAGATCAGGTTTTGAATCTTTTTCCTCAGCTTAAAGGAAAAATAGATAGCATTTCTACGGTGGCCGACGAAGAGGATTTTCCAGCATCGCAGCAGAAGAACATGGTCAGTTCTTATACTCCTGCCGATGTCAAGGATAAAGACCAGCTTGAAATGGAGCGGTATCGCATTCTGGAGTTTTTTGAAAAAGTGCAAGTACCCTATTATCGGCTTAAATATAAAGGGCAAGAGCGCATTTTAGATGAAAAGGGCTGGAAAGAATTTAGTAAGAAATTTTCTCAGGCGGTCAAGGCTGGATTGGTGCAGCACCGCAGGATTTTGCAGACTCGCATTAAGGTTACCGCTACGATCGGACAAATTGAACTTTACCAGGCCATTCTAAACACTGACATTTATCCCATCATTCCTGTTCCCAATATTTGGACTGGCACACCCTATCCCAAGTCGGATATTTCTAAAACCAAAGATTCACAGCGATTGTTGAATAAAGTTTTTTCTCTTGTTTTGGCCCATGCTCAGGCTTCCGCTGGGTCTAAGCTCTTACTTCCTGATGGATCAGTAGAAAACGTAGAGCAGTTTCAGCGAGATTGGACGAATCCCTATGCGGTTAATATTTATGACCCCAATTTTGGCGAACCTCACGTGGTACAAACCACTCCCCTCAGTGCAGAGTTTTTTAATTTAATCAGTCGGATTGAGCATTACATAGATTTATCATTTGGCGTACCAGAACTCTTGCATGGTTTTAAAGACGCCGCCCCCGATACGGTGCGGGGTACTGCAATGTTATCTCAATTTGGAGAGGGGCGGGGCAAATCGAAATTGCGTGATGTTGAAATGTCTCTTGTAAAACTGGGAAGAGTAGTATACAATTATGTTAGGGGACATTATACGTTTGAAAAAACATTTAGAATTGTTCAGCCCAACAATGACATAAATGAATTTACTATCAATCAGAAGATTTATAGTGACAAAACGCAAGAAATAGCCGCTATTAAGAATGATATTTCAATTGGGCAATTTGATATTCGCATTGTCAGTGGCTCCACGTTACCGTCTCAGAAAGAGATGGAACAGAAGCTTTATATGGAGGCTTATCAAATGGGATTAATTCCCCGTCGAGAGGCCCTCAAGAAAATGGAAATATTTAATGTAAGCGATATACTCCAGTGGTGGGATGAAAATGCCCAGTTAAAACAGTATATTCAGCAATTGGAACAACAGCTCAAGGCGCTTGGCGGCGATGCACAGACTCTACAGCGTGAATCTCGCCATTCACGTGAAAAGGCCGAGTTAGAGAAGTTCAAAACCCGCCTTAATGAGATTGTTTCCAATGCCAAGGCGAATAAAAAGATAGAGGTATCGCAGATTCAAAACTTGGTGAAAGGTTTTGAGTTGGACTTAAAGAATCAGCTCCCGCCCAAAAACGGAGGGTAAGATTTCAGTGGTTCGGCTGAAAACGGAAATCCGCCTTAATGTTGGTGGGTTCTGCCTTATATTCAGAAATCACGTATAGAAAAGGAGCATACGATGACTGGCAATGAAACCCAAACTTCACCTGACGATGGTGGAGATGTTGGTAAAGAGGACGTAGACTGGAAAGCAGAGGCTAAGAAATTCCAAAGCCTGTATGACAAAAGTCAGGCCGAAGCGCAACAGCGTTTTGAGGATTTAGAGTCTAAGCTATCAAACTTAGAACCTCTGGTTAAATTAGCAGAGCGAGTGGATCAGGCCCCCGAATCTGTTACACAGCATGTTGATTTAAATTCGGGACATGAGGATGACGAGTTTGACGTTTTCGAGATTAACAATCCCGAAACTTCCTCTGGGAGAAAATTTCGGGACATGATTAAACAGCAAGTTCAGTCTGGACTTGAGGGTTATATGTCTAAGGTGCAGCAAGAGTTGGCTTTGAATAATGTTCGGAACCAATTAGCCACTAAATACGGCATGGATGCAGAACAGGTGGAGAATTTCATCGAATTTGCAACCACCCCAAAGGGGAATATGCCGTTAGACGATTTGGTGCGGATTTATAGTCTGTATACCAACCCGCAAGATGCCAATTTAAAAGCTGTTGATCAAACGCAACAAGAGCCACCATCGGCTGGTGCATTAGAAAGTTCTGAGCCACCCCCGCCCGACGAAACGGACGAAGTATGGAAAGGAATTTTGCAGGCCGGTGGGGCTGAAAATGCTTTTTAATTAAATAGGAGACAAAATGGCTATTACATCAGGCACGAAATATTCGTATAATATTACTGCCGCAACCACCTCTGCGGGCGTAGGAACTGCCCAAGATCGCCCGATGCTTTATGATTTCAGCGATCGTGTGGCCGAGCTGGCCCCAGAGGAATCGCCGTTTTTTGTCTATCTTAGTAAGGTAGCTAAGGTTCCAACGTCCAGCGCCGTATTCCGTTTCTTGGAAGATCGGTCTAAGATTGATTGGACGAGTAGAAACTTTTACATTCACAATGCCACGGGGCAGAATGCTATTGCGACTGTATCGCAAGGTTCGACCTATACGTTTGCAGTGGATGATAATGCTTCCTCTCCATCGTCTATTGACTGGTTAATCAAGGGTATGGTTTTCGCCGTGAACACAGTATTGGGTACTGCTGGTTATGGGCAGATTCTCGTTAGAGTCGAGACTGCACCCGTTGACCAGGGGAGTTATACTACGTTCTCCGGTAAAATCATTGACCTTTCTAATTCCGATGTGTCTGGCTATAATGCCATTGCCAACAATGATCAATGCCAGGTTGTCGGAACGTCTTTCCAAGAGGGAACGGGTGCGCCGGATGTGTGGTCAAGCGAAATCGAAGATGATTTTGGGTACACACAAATTTTCAAAACGGCTGCCGAGCTTTCTAATACTGCAATAGCCACGGAATATCGTGGGTATCGCAATGAGTGGAATCGTATCTGGAATCTCAAACTGCGAGAGCATAAAGTGGATATTGAACGTGCTTTATTGTTCTCCCAGCGCAAGCGGGTTAGCAGCATCCAGTATACGGAAGGCATTGTTGGTCATATTCTAAAAAATGCTTCGCCTAATACGGATGCAAGTGCGCTGTCTTATACTTCTGGTACACCCTATCTGAGGTCTTTGACAGCCGCAGAAATGACCTTTGACCTTCTGTTGGGTGATTTTGAGGTTTTATTCGATCCTGCTCGTGGAGGCTCTGGAGATCGTTTGGTGCTCTGTGGTTTACCGGTGATTACTATGTTCAACAAGCTGGCTGATGGTAAATTCTTTTATGAGAGTTTACAGGCCGGCACCACCGCTGTTACTCCGCTACAGTGGAATTGGAGCGAGGAAGAGGGTAAGTTTGGACATAAAATAACCACCATTGACACCATTCATGGCACAGCTCACCTTGTTAAGGAGCCTATGTTCCGTGGAATTTCAAGCAAATTCATGCTATTTACAGATTTGACCAAGTTGGCATATCGGCCATTAGTAGGTAATGGATTAAATCGTGATACGCACATCATCACCAATGTACAGTCTCGTGATGAAGACCTGCGTAAAGATATGATTCTTACTGAGGCCGGTTTAGAGATTGTGCTACCTGAAGCGCAAATGCTGTATAGTTTTGAAGGAACATAAGGAGTAGACATGAGAGCGGATTGGTTTGAGCAGAATTCTGGTAAGTTTTTTGCAGAAAAACCGTATGCCACGTCTGATTCGTTAGACGTGGGCTCTTCGGCGGTTCAGTATGCCGTTTGGGTTGCTACTGGTTTTACCGTTACTAAAGTTGGGTTATTGGCGTCCACTGGTATCTCAGCGTCAACCACGATTGATGTTGGCGATAGCGGACGCTCTGACCGTTATTTAGACGGTATTGTTAGTATGGCAACGGGAGATATTATTTTTGCTCCCACAATCAAAACAGCAACTGATATTTCTGATAGGCCCACTAAACGTGCAGACGAAGTTGGCGGACATTATTACACCAGCCCAGACTATATTCGTTTTAAAGCGACTAATAGTAAGAGCGGTGGTGGGACTGCCAAGATTCTGGTATGGGGTTATCCTGCGTAGCGTGAAGTGGCGATATTAATATGCGCCTATAAGCGTTAGACTTGGGGTCGGCAGGTGAAGACGGTTTCATGCTGTCTTCCCTGCCTGTCGGCCCTTGACATTTATACTTACAAGGGAGTATATTTAAACATGGGAAAACAGCAGAACATGCGTTCTTTGAAAATTGTATTTATTTCTGATCATGCGTGCGGACGGGCCATTAAACAGGCCGTGGTGCTTTATCGCAAGGGATATGATGTGACTTTGGTAAGCAGTAATATTCCCAAGGGGCGTGGTGGGTTTACGAGAAAAATAAATTATGATAGCCCCGACGAATTATGCCACGTTTTGGACTTGTTCAATGATAAGAGTATTTTTCACGTTCACAATGAACCGTCATGGATGGTGACATTGATACGTGAAAAATATCCCAAGGCCCGCATTGTATTTGATGTACATGATTCTAATTATTGGCGCACGACTGAGGATTGGCATTGGTATGAAGAAGATACTGCCGCTGCATTATGTGATGCGTATGTTTTTCCCTCCAGTTCAGCCAAGAAACAATTTCCCAAACATAAGAAACCTGCCATTGTAATTCCCTCCGCTAATCCGATGGAGTATTTTCATTATGGTGGCTGGGATTATTACGGCGGTATTGTTTCAGAGGGCGGGCATATTATTCCCTCTCCCGATAAGGCTGGAGAGCTGTGGAGAGACTATACGGACATCTATAAACAGTTGGTACGGTTTACAGATGTTTTTGTGTATAGTGCCGAATTTCTTTCTGGCAGCATAGCTCAAGTATGGCGATTGTTGGTTAGATGGCGGAAGGAAGCCGAGGAAAGCGGGGACGTGTCTTTGAAATTGATGGTGCGCAAACTGGAGTATCATTTAGGCATGGACACCAAAACGCAGCTAACTAAATATTATTGGGATTTAGGGGTTCATGCGGTGTCGGTGTCGCATGGTGCGCTTTTAGATCGTGTAGGACAACATGATTGGGGTTTGTGCGGCAATCTTAATAGTGCTCCCGTGTGGAATGTGGCCCTTCCTAACAAATTCTTTGATTATGTTGCCGGCGGAGTGCCTGTGGCGAATTTTAATTGTCCCGAGGTGGCAAAATTGATTGATCGACATGGATGCGGAATTAACGTACAGTCTACGGACGAACTAAAAAGTCGCTGGGGAAGATATAAAGACGCTCGCACGAGGTTATTCTTAGCTCGCCATAATTTAGCAATGGAGCGTTTTATTCCCAGGCTGGAGAAATTGTATGGTTCTCTTTAGTGCAATAAACGATTGGGCCAATCTTGGGTATATGTTCTCCAGGTGTTTGCGTGCTGTGGGTGTTCCCAGTTGCGCAGTTGCGTATCGTCCACATGAGTTCTATGATGAGCAAGCGACTATTTTGCAGTCCAATGACGAATACTTGTTATATGCTGGCAGTGCAGAAGCGGTAGTATTAATGCACTCAGAGCCCATGCGGATTCAAGCGCCGCATACTTTTAAGGTTTACCAGGATAGAGAAATATGGGTATTTCATGGTGGGACGGCTTATCGGCGAAATTACAAAATGCTGAATCAAATTTTTCAAGATGTTAAGGGCACGTTGATTCAGACTGGTGATTTGCTTGGCCTGGGGGCAGTAAACGAACATTGGATATTGCCGCCTTTTAATGAATGTATTAAGCCGGATTACAAATATCGTGGACATAAATTCGCCCATTTTCCTCGCCACCCACAGATTAAAGGTTCCGACGTGATTCAGCAGACGCTGTCTGGCAAATCGTTTGCTTGCGATGCCAAACTACTTAAGTGGGATGACAACATTCGCCGGATGCGGGAATGCGACATTTATATTGAACAATTGGCCCCACCCTATGAGTGGGGAATAACGGCTTTAGAGGCAGCAGCATTAGGCAAGGTTGTGATTACTCAATTTCAAAGTCTTGGGCGCTATGAGCAAGAATATGGTGACTGTGAACTAATTGTGGCTAATAATGCTGAAGAATTAAAAGAGGCGGTGGAAATGGTATCTGGTTGGAGTCGGGCAAGATTACAGCATAAAAAGCGTCGTACCCGCCGTTGGGTCGAAAAAAATCACTCTTATTTAGCTGTTGGCCGCAGATTAAAGAAGTTGTTAAATGAATAACTTTGTTCTTTCTGGAATACCCCGTAGCGGCACAAGTCTGGTTAGTGGAATCTTGTGCACTATTCAGAATGTATATTGCATGAACGAGATTCTATATGAACACACCGCAATAGAGCGCAACCTTAATTTGGTACGACAATTTTTAGTTAATNGTTGGCGTGTGCCGAATAAATATAGGCCATCAGGAGAGTTGAATAATGCCTCGACGCAAAGCGCAGAAATTGTATTTAAAAGACAGCCAGACGAGTACAGCAAAAATTGTTGGGTAGGCAGCAAAGTCAACATTCCTTATTTAAATGCTATCCAATGGTTTGTTGACCGCATGCCCATTGTGGCGATGATTCGTAATCCATTATACACGATTGGTTCATGGTGGGGCTATAAAACGCTGAATATTAATCAAGTAATGCCTGACAATTGCGACCCTCGCTTTTGGCATGTTCCCATGCGCTCTAAGACCAGGCATGAACGACATGCCGAAATTTGGAATCATTATGCCTATATATTGTCGAAAGCAGATGTTGCGGTAATCCATTATGAGAATTTAGTGGCTGATCCTATGCGCACTATGCGACAGATAAGCAATTATCTTGGTTGTGAAATGCCCACTTACTTGCCAGAGATTAAAGATATGAACAAATGGAAGCGGTATGAGAATAATGTCTCCAGAGAATTAATTGAAGACGCTTTGGCAGTGTGGGCTCCAATGAAAAAGGAGTGGGGATATTGAAGATTATTGTAACGGGTTCGGAGGGGTTTGTAGGTAAGCACACTGTAGAAGCGCTAAAAAACAAAGGCCATACAGTGGTTGGCTTTGACCATAATATTGATGAAAAGCTGGATATACGTAATTACGATTCTTTGTGTGATGTAATTGATAGGGGGGACAGAATATTGCATTTGGCGGCAGTAGCCCGCTTCGACAAGTCGGAGAATAATCCACAATTGGCCTATTCAACCAATGTTGGTGGTACGGCAAATGTTATTAAGGCCGCCATTGAAAAACAAGCAGAAAAAGTTGTTCATGCGTCTACGGGCTCTGTTTATATGCCGTTAAGATGGTATCCTGTGCGGGAAGATCATCCCATACAGGGGAACAGCCACTATGGGCTGTCAAAGGCTTTTGCAGAACAAATGTATTGGTACAACAAAATGCCTTACATTATTTTGCGCTATGGACATATTTATGGCCCTGGCAAATTAAGGCATGGGGCGATAGGCGGTTTTCTAAATCGCATGGAGCGGGGATTAAAACCAGTATTATTTGGCGGCAACCAGAGCAACACGTTTGTTTATGTCAAAGACATAGTGCAGGCAAACCTTCTGGCTCTGAGTTCTACCTCGCTTGGAACATATAATATTGGCTCCGAAGAAGAACGTACTACTGAGGAGTGTTTTGAGATTTTGCGCAGAGTTACTGGTTACAAGGGCGAATTTGATTATCAGCCCATTCGCAGTGTAGACGCACCAAGATTTTACATGACCAGCGCCAAGGCTATTAGAATATTGGGCTATCGCCCACAATATACTCTGGAGGAAGGCTTAGAGGAAATGTTTCATGCGGGGAGTGGTATTAAATGGCAGGCAGGCTTGAATTAGAAAACGGAACAGTTATTTGGACGCCGAGCAATGTATATGATTCTGCGTCTTTAGGTGAAGATTGTTCGGTTGGGGCTTTTTCTGAAATAGGCAAGAATGTAATTATAGGCAATAGGGTACGCATAGGTTACGGTTGTTTTATTCCAGAAAATGTTGTTATTGAGGATGATGTTTTTATTGCGCCAGGAGCTGTGTTCTGTAATGATAAATATCCCACCAGGGGAGACAGAGAAGAGTGGCGGAACAGACCGCCGACCGTGGTGTGCAAAAATGCTGTTATAGGAGCCAATGCCACGATTTTGCCAAATTTAATTATTGGTGAACACGCCTTCGTTGGGGCGGGTTCGGTGGTGACACATAATATAAAACTCATGGGAGACGGTATGGGGAAAATCCAGCAAAAATGCTTAGTAAAAAAGAATTATTAAAACGTTATGTAGAACGAGATGCCGAGAAATTAGACCCGCTGATGATTTTATTGGTGGAAATGGTCATCGAACTATGCGACAAAGNAAATGCCCACTTACGAGTATAAATGTGATCGGTGTAACGAGATTACTGAACACCACAGCGATACTTTTTTAAGCCAGGAAGAGGACGGTTTTAATGGTTCGGGGTGCGCTTGCGGGGGTAGGCTATATCGTATTTTGTCTATGTTTAGATGGCATTTTGGCGGTATTGTCCGCCGCACAGATATAGAGTTTAATTCAATTACAATGGATCAATCCATTCGGAGGTTACATGGCAAATGAACTGCGTGTGCAATTTAGTCTGGAATATAATAAATCTAATACTAAATTAAGCAAAAATATATCCAATTACGTTACTGTTTCCGGTACGCGCCCTTTATTGCATCGGCAATCAATTGGCACGTCTGAAGAGAGCCTGGCGGCTGGTGATGTCAGCACGCCGGGGTTTTTATTTATTAGAAATTTAGATTCGTCGAACTATGTCGAATACAGTCGTTCCAGTGGTACACCCACGGGATCGTATGTCAATAAATTGAAGGCCGGTGAATTTGCATTTCATCGGGTTAGCGGTACGGACGCTTTATACGCCAAGGCAAATACAGCAGCGGTTGACGTAGAATACATTTTAATACCCAATTAGTGATGCAGTCATTTCAAAAACAAGTTGAAGATATAGTTGGCGAGGCGGCCGGGGGTGATATTGGTTTTACTACGGCAATGCTGAACGATTGGTTGTCTATTGCGGTTAAAGCAGTTATCAATAGAATGCCCCCCCGACTATTAGATCATTTCAGCAAGAAAACCACCTTTGCCCCCACCTCTGGAACCACCTTGACTTCTGATAAAATATTTTCTGTATTGCGGAATGACGGTAATATTAATCGCCCATGTCGGCGGATTCCAGTTCTGTTAGCGGGGAGGGTGGCGGATTCCAGTGATATTTTGTATGCCACCAAGAACGATCCAGTATATTATGTAGATCGTTCTGGTAGTGGCACGCCGACTTTAAAGATACTTCCAGCTTCAGCAACGGCCACGTATGGTATTGCCTATCATGTGAATTTTCCTACAGCTACTGTGGGCACTACTGCATTGGTCGGTTTTCCTGACGAGCTGGAGCATCTGGTTCCTTTATATGCTGCTTATTTAGCAAAACTGCGTGAGGCGGGTGTAATGCGCCGCTCATCCCAGACGGAGTTGGAGGCTATTACCACCAGTGGCTATTTGTCGAGTTTTGAGGGGGCCTTGCCGTCCTATACGGCCCCAGCAAAAATGGTTATGCCCACAGCGGCGCTGTATAGCATGACCTCACTGCCCGATTATAGTGCGGCGGGTCTTTTCCATGATCCCCCGACCATGACGTCGCTTCCAACGTTGTCTTTGTCTACTATGACCTCACTGCCGACTTATACGACCCCGACCATCGGTACGGCCATTGGAACGCTCAGTATAACCAATAAAACTATTACCGACCCAGGAACATTAACCCTGCCTTCTGCGCCAACCTTTCCTTCGCTGACTCTGCCCGCACCGCCAACGGCAACTTTTAGTTATGCGTCGGCAGGAAGTGAGCCGGCATCTACGATAAGTCCTGGTGCGGCTCCAGTATTCAACGCTCCTGCAGCTTTTACATTTGATTCTACGACATACGTTGAGGATGCGCTGAGCAAGGCACAAAAGATTATAGATGATGGGGCGAATGTTGGTGGAGATTCTGCGGCAGCGGCCCTGTCAGTGCAAACCAATATCAGCGGGGAAGATTTAGAAAAAGCAGCTTCCGCTTTACAGTTGGCCCAAACCGAGATTAACCGGGCCAACACGGCAATCCAAAATGAGTTGGGACAATTGAGAGAATATGAAGCAGAGCTGCAAGAATCGCTTGGAAAATTCAATGGCGATATTAGCCAATATCAGAATAGAGTCCAAGAAGAAGTCCAAGAGGTGCAGGCCGGCATTGCTGCTTATTCGGCCAAGGCACAGGACAATTTGAATGAGTTGAGCAAACAAGTTCAGCAATATCAATCTGACATACAGAAATATCAAGGCGAAACCCAGGCCGCCGTTCAAGAATATCAGTCTAAGGTACGTAAGGCTATTGACGATTATCAGGCCCAGGCCAATGCCAAGATTAATGAGTATCGGGCCAATGTAGAGCGCTATATTCGTGAATTTGAAGTTGAGATGCAGGCTGATGTGACCGAGTGGACGGAGCAGAAAAAAGCAGATTTAGAAAAGTTCCGCTTAGATTTTCAGGAAGGCTTGGGAGAATATCAGGCTTTAGTCAATGCCTATATTGATCAGTATAAAGCCAAGACCAATGCGGAGATTAACGAATATCAATCACTTAGCAGTGCCTATATTGCTGAATTTAATGCCAAGGTACAGGCATCTTTGGGAGAATACAAGGCTCGTACGCAAGCTTTTATTGCGGAATACACGGCTAAAAACCATGCTATTTTAACCGGATTCCAAGAATCAGTTGCGGCAGAGATAGGTCGTTATCAGGCCGATGCTCAGGCCGAAGCAACTAAATTTCAAGTCAATCTGGATAAGGCCAAGGCATATTTAGAGGAGGCTGCCGTTCGTTTACAAACAATGCAAAGTTTTGATCAAAAGAGTCAGTTGGCCTTTACCGAGGCTGCCTCGTTATTACAGCAATGGGATACAGAAATACATTATTTTATAGGAGAAACCAGTGGCGACAACGTTTAAAATACAATATGCCGGGAATGTAACTCCCATCGAAGAGCCGCAATTAACTGATACCGATGATACCGCTCGTGCAATTCACAGTAGCATAGATAAAGCTATGGGCGGTGGAGACGAGATTAGTTGTGGGGCCACTTCGACAAATGTGAACTACAAAAGCTATACCACCAGTACTGGCTATGTTGCATTAAACAATGCCAACATTTTTAACACCGGCAATATGGGTAGTGTAATAGATTTTTTAGCATTTGCCATTACTGCTACGTCAGACAGCGGTACGCCCGATTTGGTTGTCTCGCTTGATTCGGGAACTACCGACCATTTGAAATTAAAAGACGTGGGGGATGTATCTATTTTAAGAGTTAATGCCCTTAATGGAACACAGGTTCAAGTCAAATCAAGTGCCGGCGCAACTTGCACGGTAGATATATTGTATGGATTAGAATCATGACATTTAAAGAGATTTTTCAGCGTGTGCGCATGGTTCACCCCGATGCGCCAGAAACGTATGTTAAAAGCCTTGCAAATGATTGTTTGCGAGATATGCGTAAATACCGGGTTGTGCGCAAGCAAGCCAAATTTGACACCATTAGTGGACAGAGGTGGTATAATATTGGAGATACTAATTCAGATTTGAAGGTGGATAAAATTCTTTGGGTGGCATATAAAGACAGTGGCGGGAATTATCGTAAAATCCCTCGCTTGATTGATCCGGAAGCTATTATTAATGTGGATGTGACATGAGTTATTCGTATCCAGAAGATTATTTGCGCTGGTTTACTGATGGCGACAGACTGGCATTGGTAACCTCCAAGAATACTTCCTCAAAGAATATTCTTGAAAGCATTGATGAATCTCAGACCGATGGATTGTTGATTGAATATACTGCCGAGCCGACGCCGATAACAGATTTGTCTGACGTGCCGGAGATTGAAGATTCTCTACATTTGGCCATTGTGAATTATATTAAGTGGAAACTTTGGGAAGACCAAGCCGGTCAGGAGGCGGCGTATGAAGCCGCAAAATACAAAGGTATGTATTATAGACAGGTACGAAAAGAAGCGGCCCGCTCTAAGACTGGTGGCTCGGTAACATTTGTACCATATAAAATAACGTAGTGCGGGTAGGGAGTTTACTCGCCCCCCAGACCGCATTAATTAGAAAGGAGTAATGATGTCTTACAAGTCTAAGTTCAGAGCGCATGAATCGCTGAATGCAGATACGGCGGCAGAATGGAATGTGCAGACTCCACTTGCACCTACCACTTCTGCGGAGAAGTTTTATGCCNTAGGCCCGTCGGCGTCTCATGTTTTGCTTTATAGCGATCAGGCATTGTATTTTACATGGAATAATGCCACGGGAACATCGTCTTGTTCCCCGACCAATGATGTAAAATTAGATGCGAATACTTTAACCAACNTCAGNGTGCCGTGGGGTGTGGGAACTACACCCGTTTTGCATGTATTGGCGGTATCGGCCACTGCTGATGTAAGAATTGTGGAGGCGTAATCATGGGAATGTTAAACGGTTTAGTATCTAATTTGAATGTTGGCGCAACGGTCGAAGAAGGCGAAATTAACTATGAGTCTTTGTTTACTTCTAATGATTTAAGTAGCTCTCTACAGGATGTTAAAGGNGCGAAGTCGGACTCCAGTTCTGATTTGCAAGTNGCAACNGATAAAGTTAATGTACAAACTCAATTACAGCTTGCTGGAACTGCTA